TTCCCGCGCTCGGCGTCTCGCTCAAATCAATAGGCGTTGCGTCAGACAGCGGCGCGCCAGAGTCCGCCAGCAGCTGGGTCAAAGACTTCCCGCCCTGGTAGTATTCAGACGCCCCGGACGTATAGCCAATCCGGCCCGCCACAAAACAGTTGGCGGGCGGTGTTGCGCCCGGCAGCCCAAAACAGTCCACCAAAACCACCTGAAACGGGCTGGCCTGCGCAAAAACCGGCGCCACCCCGCCAAAATTCACCTGATTCAAAAATAGGGTGCCGGCAAACGTAGCCGGGACAGTGCAGCCCCCCACAAAGCATTCCGTCAGGGTTAACCAATTTGTCGTCGCGCCCGTGATCACCAAGCCGCCAATCGCAGTCACGTTGCGCATCACGTGGCGGCCCGCAGTCCCGGCAATCGTCAGCGCGCCCTCAATCTGCAAATGCTGCAGCCGGACTCGCGTAGACGCGGCCCCCGATATCGTCAGGCCCCGCCCGCCCGAAAGTTCAGCGATGCAGCCGTCAGTCGGCGTGATTGGCCCGCTGATCAGGATGTTTTGCTTGTCGGCAACCGTAACGTCCGCGCCGCCGTAGCTGCCCGGCGTCATCTGGATATGCCAGGCTTGAGACGCGCCTATATCGTCGAGCGCGGTTTGCAGGTCTAGCACGTTGTCGTTTACAACGGTCGTGCGCGCAAACTGGCCAGCCTCTAGGGCCGCAATTTCCGCCTCAATATCGTTCAAGCGCCGCGGGACGCCCGCAGCCTCAAGCCCGATTATAGTATCTTTGATAGACATTAGGCGCGCGCTCCAATTCCAGCGAATTCACCCGCAGTTGTATAAAAGAGCGTCTGCGCCGTCCCGTCGGCATAGTTATAGACCACGTCCCGCGCCGGATCCCGAGTCCGCCCCGTTATGGTAAACGGATCGTCAGCAGACAGAGTCGACAGGCTGCCCGCGCGCGTCTGCGGCCCCAGGGCAGTCGGCAACCGCCCCGCCGCCGCCGCCAGCGTGGCTTCCGTAGCCGCGCCCGCTGGCAGGGGCAGGGTTTCACCCGTTGCCAACGTCACCGACAGGCTAGCGGCGGTAGCCTGCTTGCCAAGCGCAGTCGGCAGCCGGTCCCGGATCGCCTGCAGGAATGTTTCGATTTCGTCGGTATTCAATCCAATTTGCGTCAACAGGGACTCCAGCCCGTCAGTTGACGTGTTGAGAGTAGTCAGCAGCCCCTCAATTTCGTCAACATAGGCTTGCGTCGCCGTCAGCAACGCATTGGTTTGCGTCGCCAGAGCCTCGATGCCGTCGGTATTGCCCAACAGAGTCATTAGCTGGACTCGCAATTCCTCCAGCTTGGCCACCGCCGGCGCATCCACAACCCCAACAGGGGAAGCGCGCAGTTGCGCATCCGTCAAGCCGGACTGGCTAACAACCGCCAGGTCAGCAGAGTCAGGCGCAGTCGCCAAAACCGCGCCTTGCGTCAGGTTGTACCAGGACTCAGAGAGAATTTCCGGCGGAGTCGCCGTTATATCCGTGTATTGCGTCAGGCGGATCAAATCGCCAATGTCGCCGCCGGTAAATGCAGTCGTGACTTCGTAAAACGTTTGCGATACGGCTGCCCCGCCGCTAGCCCCGCCACCAGAAGGCAACCCGGTTGCTGGGTCGCCGATATAAATGACGTCGACAATCTCACCCGCCGGAGTCCGAACCTGCATCTCGCTATCTCCCTAAAAGGCGCAGTAGCCGCGCGAAACCGGAATACGCAGCCCGAACCGCTATCTCCGGGACGCCCGCGGCAACACCTGGCGCACCCGCCGCCACCTCCGGCGCTATCGCCGCCCGCGCGCCAGGAACAGGGGCAGGCGGAAGCGAATCGGCGTCAGCATCCGTTATATCATCATCCGTAATGTTTGAAAACAGGCCGTTTTCATCCGCACCCTGTTTCAATTCGCGCAAAACAATGCCTTCGCTCAGCAGGCCGGCGGAATAGGCCGCAATAATGGCATTTGTGCGAATAGCCGCAACCTCCGCCTGTTCCCTGGCGGACATTTGCCACAAGGGCACAAAATCGAAGTCAAGACCATTTGGCGGCACTTCGCCAAATTCCGACCTGTAAAGCACCTGGAGAATTTTCCAGACGCCGTCCCGCAGAGTCGACTCCTGCAGGGCGCTGATGTTGTCGTAGTACATCCGCAAGTCCGACTCGCCCGTGCTATTCAGGCCGGCGGGTGACTGCCCAAAAAGGCGCACCAGGGGAATACCCGTTGCGCCGGCAATCTGCTGCCCAAATTGCAAAATCAGGTCACCGACGCCGGCAAAACTATAGCTATGCGTGTTAAAAACGTCAGTCGAGTCCAGGATGGTCACGCCCGCGGCAGACTGCGACAGGCCCATAGCCCGGAATTGCGACAACAGCGAATTTTCAAAATCCGAGCCGCCGGCGGCCAGGTTGGTGCGCAGATCCTGCACGCCTACCACTCGCAAATAGGCGTGATGTAGCAAATTGGCCGCGCCGCCTGTCGCCTCGTCAAACGCCTGCAGGCGATCCTGCATCCGCTCTATGATGGACTCGCCCCAGTACAATTCCGCCAACGCCTGCCAAGCTGGAAGCTGGATTCCAATCTGGCGGATTAACCGGCTATGGTGAACCGTCACCTGTCCCGCCGTTTGCCCAGGTCCGGCCCCGGCCAGGTTGTCGCTGACCATCGGCAAAATGTCGTACCAAACCGGCAGCCCGGTTGCCGGGTCAAATTCGGTCATACGCGGCACGACCTGCCAACGGTCGTAGACGCGCAGGCCGGAAAACTGTTTTTTGCCTACCGTGTCCAGGCGCAGTGGCGTGTCGTATTTCTGGCCATCGATATTGATCACCGCAACCGCGCCGCCGTACAGCCGTGCCCATTTAATCAGGCTCAGCAGATCGCGCCAGATACCGAGGCGGGTCAGGCGAGTCTGCAGCCAGTCAATTCTGCCGGGATCCACCTCGCCCTGTATCGCCACGCCCTCGCGGGTCATGTCCTCCGCAATCGCGTCAACAGCCGCGCCGACAACCCAAGAGGTGCGATATGCCGCCTCAAGCTGTTGGCGGTTGCGGGTCATATTGGTTTGCGTGTACTGACCTTGAGTCGCCAGGTTGTCAGCACCCTGACCGATTCGCGCAGCCAAGTTAATATAACCGTCCTGGGCTGTACTTTTCGTCTTCCGCTTTGTCACGTGGCGTCTTTCCAGAGCTTGACACTGTTCCCCACGCCTAAAATATCGCCAATCGCGTCTATCATGGGGTCAATCTGGTCATCGTGGCGATGCGTCCCGTCGGCGCTGAATTCTTGGCACTCTGACATAAAATCAGCTAAAAAGCCAGCCTCTTCTGGTATCAGCACCAAGCCCGATTCAATATAGCCCAGGACGTCCAGCAGCCGTGTATATTTATCCCTGTCGCGCTGGACAGCGACAACCGGAATGCCACCGCGCCGCCGGATGTTTTGGATTAAGCCGGTCCCGCTGGCCTTGTCTTCAATTTTCATATGCCGTAGCGCGCCATAAGCCGCCCGGTCCGTTGCCAGGTGCTTTTGCCAAAATGCAATCGCCATTCGGTCAAGCTCAGGCGCTTCCCATTTGCCGCGTATCTGGTCTAGCAGCACCGCGCGCCCGTCAGTGGCGCAACCCCACGCCTGCAGGACGCTGTAATCGTTGCGCTCCGCTGTCTTTTGGGCCGTATCGCCATATATGGCGCGCCACTTTAAAATTGGCGTTTTGCTGTAAAATTGGAAATTATCCGTCTTGATAATATTTCCGCCAGCAACGATAGGCTCCTGCTGATACTGCCCTGAAAACACGTGCGGACTGGTCTGTTTCCGCCGGTCCAGGTCGGCAACCGGCAATTGCGCCGGCCAGAACGATTTCCCGGCCTCGTCCAGTGCAGGAATTTTGATATGCCGCCAGGTCTCGTTATTGCCACCGTCCAGCAGGAAGCCGGACAGGTCTTCGACGTGCAGCCGCTGCATGATGACGATTATTGGCGTGTCCGGGCTGTTGACGCGCGACTCCATTGTATTAACAAACCAATCTAACACTTTTTGCCTAATTACGTTCGATGGCGTCTCGCTGGCCTTGTGCGGATCATCGATGATAATCGCGCCGCCGAATCCCTCGCGCATTTTGCCCGCGCCGAACCCGGTTATCGGGCCGCCCGCGCCGGCGGCATATACCACGCCGCCTTGCGTAGTGCGAAATTCGTCTTTTGCGTTAACGTCAGGCCGGAAAGACGGACGCCCGAAAATTTTGGCATAGGCCTCGTGTTGCATCAATTCGCGGGTTTGCGACGTGTAGGTTTCCGCCAAGCTTTTGACATAGCTGGCATAGATAAATTCCGAATCGGGGAAATTGCCCATACACCAGGCCATAAAATTGACGCCGGCCAGCATCGTTTTGCCGGACCGCGGGGGCACGTTGATAATCAGGCGTTTAGTTTTACCGATTACGACTCGCTCAAGCTCTGTGCAGATAACGTCCTGATGCCAATTCCGTTCCAGCGCGCGCCCGCGTTGCGCCCGGAACATTGTTTCCGCAAAGGTCAGCAGATCGATTCGGCATTCGACCGGATCTATCTCAGGTTTTGGCATGTTTCCGCTTGATAGCATCGATAACCGCCAGCCCGGCTTCGTGACTTAGCGCCTGGGGTGACATACTGCCATCGCTGGACGTCAGATCAGTTTTCTCAGACCATCCGCCGCGCCGCGACAATGTGTATTTTGCCGCGTCCAGGCTACCGGCTTCAAGCTGGTCAGACAACACCCTGACGGCGCGATTAAGCAAAGTTACCTTGCTTAACATTATATCATTGCCGTAATATTTGCTTAATGTCTCAACATGTATATCAAGGCAAGCGGCAATTTCCTGGCGCGGGGTACCAACTGCCGCAGCCTCTATAACAAACCGCCGCGATTCGTCAGTCGGCTGGTGGGTAGGACGTCCAGGCGATTGCCGAGGCCCGTTTTTTTTAGGCCCCGGCTTTTGCTTAACTGGCGCTGCGCGTCTTGGCATCCCACTCCTCCTGTTGTCGATAAACGTCCTCGTGATAACTATTCCACAAGACAAGATGCGCGAATTTGGCTTTATTATTTAGCGCAGCCGCGCCATTTGGCGCAATTATTCTATATTGCACCGCGTCATCAGTGAGCTTGATCATCCCCCAAAATATTGCCTCAATAATCGCGGGCGAGAATTCGCCTTTTGACTTGTAAAAGCCAGCGACTTTGCCGCCTGGCGCAAAGTTATGCTTAAGCATTGTCGAAGTCCGCGTCATCTGTCGACTCCGCATCGTCCGCCTCGGCGCGCAGACCGTCAGCAATTTCGCGCGCTTCTTTTGGCGACAAAATTGCACGCGCAAGATACGGGCCAATAACCTCTAAAATAACATCACCGTCTTCAGAGTGCGTGACGACCACATAATGTCGAACACCTCTGTGTTCCCACTCTGCAAAAATTTTTGGATCACTCATTGCCTTCCTCCCGTTGCGCGGCCAAGACCGCATCCGCTAGCGCGTAATATTCCGCCCGTTCCACAGCCGATATTTTAGACCAGGCAGACGATTCGCCGGCAAGCCGGTCCATTTCTTTATGGAGCGCGCGCGCTATTTTTTCTCGCAATCTGTCCTCCTCTTCTTTTAAAAATAGCCTATCTTTTTTTGTGGAAAAAATCAAGCCCATAAATCAAATGGTGATTTTTGACTTATTTTAGGCTTTTCAATATCTTTTTCCAACGTGAATGTTTTAAATCCGTTGTAACTGTCTTCAAGCGGCAGCGCGAAATGGTAATCCAGCACCTGGCGCAGATAATCCGATATGGGGCTGCCCTCGCTGATTTCGTAATTCTCGATTCGCAGGTTGGCGTTCAGGTTCATGCTGGTTCGCACCGCGACGGAAAACGAATCGTTTTCCAACAGGATAAACTTGGCATGCAGCCGCGCCATGCGCACGGCGTCAGGGAATGTTTCCCGTAATTTTTTGTAATAACCTGGTTGGCGTGCTGGAAAGCTCCGATCCACCAGGAACCGCAGGGACAACAGCCGCCGGTCTGTCAGCAACGAATCAGCCTGTTTGATTTCCGATAGCGCCGCCGTCCAGGTACTCAAACCGACGTGACAGGGACCAATCTGCGCCACCACGTGCAGCAGAATGTCGATCATGCTGAAATCGCCCTTAGTCAGCCCAAAAATCTCACAGCCTTTTTCGATTGCGCCAATGCATCGCGCAGCCGTTTCACCGCGCGTCCCGTGGCGGAACACCCGCGGGACATTCGAGCGCCGGACAGCCGGCAAGTCCGGCATCAGCAGGTCGGCGTTATCGTCTATTTTTTTAGGCATTTTTTTTCTCTCCACCTACGCCTAAAAAATTATCAGAAAGAATCGATAAAATCAACATAAATCTGACAATCTGAACAGGTAGCAAAAATGCCCCGCATCGACGTGTTCCCATGTTCCCCCCCTTAAGGGGGGGGGAACAAGGGGAACAACCCCGAATCGCCTTGCCCCCTGTTCCCAATGTTTTTGGGAACAAATTTGCAGTTACCCCTAAAAATCGTTGATATACTGCCAAAAAATATGTTCCCAAAAAGTTTGGGAACACGTGGGAACAACGGGGAACAGTTAGTTTAAAACACTAAAATTAGCTCTCTGTGGTGTTCCCCACTGTTCCCCAAAAAAGCCGAAAAAATGGGAACGCTGGGGAACACCACAAGGACCTAAAATTAGCGTTT